CTATTCCCGTACATGTAACGTCTAGTTCGTATATGCACGTTTAAAGCACATGCATAACGGTTAGCCGGTTCGAGGCTCACCGGCTCAGAGGTGACGGGGTAATACTAGTGAGCCGACCGGTTTAGTACCGTATCGGCCCCGTCACCTTCGAAACACAAAAAAACACAAATCGTTCCGATTGGTCGAAGTTCCGGATCCGGACTTCGAAACGGTTTTTATATTATAGTAGTTGGTTCGATCTGATTGGTCCGAGTCCCGGATCCAAGTCGAGAAGGCGCTACAAAACAACGAAGGCGCTACAAAACGATCGATCGATCGATCCGACTCGGAGTATTTAACCCGAGTCGGGCTCATTATTTCTCAGAAATCCACGCTCTCGAGCAGAGTAAGAATCCCCGGCGAAGCCATGTCTCTTTCTATCCACTCATTCCCTTCCGAGAACGACTACATGGAGGTATCCTCTAAGGTAGCATTCACTGATGCTGGTAAGAGCAGGAACTGGTGCGTGACCAGCTTCGACTTGGACAATCTTCCCCATTGGGATGAGCACTCCATGCGGTACATGGTGTACCAGAAGGAGAAGGCTGCTACTGGTAGGATCCACTACCAGATCTTCGTGCAGTTCAAGAACGCCATGGGAGCTAAGACAGTGCAGAACAAGCTACACCTGCCTAAGGCCCACGTGGAAAGGGCTAAGGGCACTGCTGGCCAGGCCAGGGACTACTGCATGAAGGAGGACACCAGGCTGGAGGACCCTGTGGAACATGGAGAATGGGCTGTGCAGCAGCCAGGCAGGAGGACAGACATTGAGGTGGGATGTGAGCTGGTGAAGCAGCATGGCCTTAAGCGTCTGGCTGAGGACATGCCCTCTGTATTCGTGAGGTGCCACAGGGGCATGCAGGCCTACAGGAACATCACCATGACCTACAGGACCGAGGTTCCTAAGGTGGTGGTGCTCTATGGTGAGACGGGTGCTGGCAAGAGCAGGTCTGCCAGGAACATGATGCCCAAGCTGGAGGGACAGGAGCCTCCTTGTGCTGACTTTGATCAGTTCTGGGTGTGGGACCCTAGCCTGGGCTCCTGGTTCCAGAACTATGATGGCCACAAGTATGTCATCTTTGAGGAGTTCAGGGGTCAGCTCCCCTTTGGGGTCATCTTGACCCTCCTGGACAGGTACCATTGTCAGGTACAGAACAAGGGTGGCAGTGCCAATTGGCTGGCCACCAGGATCGTCATCACTTCCCCTGTGCATCCCAGGGAGTGGTATACGTCTTTGGCCACAAACGATGGCCAGCTGGCTCAGCTGATGCGCAGGATCACTGATGTGTTCCAGCTGGTCAACAGCCTGCCTGTTGCCCTGGACTGGGCACCCACTATCGAGGGATGGTGAGCACTGGTGCTCACTCCAAACTGTATAAATACTCAGTATGTAACTCAGTAATCATTTCGCAGAAAACATCGTCTTGCATTGGTAGCATGGCTGCACGCAAGTATGGAAAGCGGGCAAGAAAGCCCCGCAAAGCAATGCGCAAACCAATGCGCAAAGGTGTTAGTAAGCGTCGTCGCCTTATTGGATCAGGCGCATTGTTTACTCCAGGAGCAGGTGGAAGCGCTGTCAGGGCAGGTGCAGCCGCTGCCGCGTACAGCGCGGGTAGGTTTGCGGCTCAGCGTGTACATGATAGTGTTAGCTCGTACCTTGGGAACAATCGCAAGAGAAAGCGTGGAGCATCGCGCCAGTTGTTTAAAGGTGGAGAAGGCGCTTCCATGCGTCTAGGCGGAGTCATCAAGGTCAACTTGGGAGGACCTGGGCAAGTAAGGAACATTCCCAAGGCTGTACTGCCCCTGTGGACCAAGGTACAATTCCAGGCCGTTTCAGCAAACAACGCACAAACTGCGACTACAAAGGGCCTACTAGAGCTGAAGAATATAGACGGAATAAATGGATACCTTCCCTTGAACGTCTTTGACCTTACATTCAATCAGCAAATGGTGCACAACTGGGGCAACGACTTGTTCGCTATGCAATACACAAACGGAGGCGCTTGGGACAACCTATACTCCCAAACGCTGGACGCCGGTCTGTTGGGACCTACCGCAGTAGCAAACTCCAATGGTTTAGGTGGCTCAGGGGATTGGAGCAGGTGCACAGAGTGGATACACAAATCTGTGAATCTACGCCTGCTCCTCTACGGACGCGACAAGGCGTCAACAACCTACAAAATCATCTTCTTCAGATGCCCACATGCTGAAACTACACCAGGCCCAGCTGTATTCGAAGGACGCAAGCCGGAATTGTTCCAAAACTTCTGGCATCGATACCTGGCAAAGTACACAGTCAATCCTGTGAATGTCATTCCAAACATCCTAGCCTTCACAGGCCAGGCAGACAAGAAGCCTCAGATCCTCAAGCAATTCACCTTCTTCATCAAGGAAAAGCTCTCTACAGAGGATGCCACTCAGAAGGTCAACGTCAACTTCAAGATTGACATAAACAAGCTCAAGGTCCACTTGGCTGATGAAGGCTTCCAGCCAGTCAGCGACATCAATAACGTGGCAGAAGTAGCCATCGCAGACCAAAGCACCAACAGGAATGCCCAAAAATCCGTTCATGCTCAGCAGCGACTGTACATGGCGATCATGGCAACAAATTACGAAGTCGAAGGTCAAACAAACTACGAGACACCCTCATACGACTTCGGGTATCAAAGCATGCGCTACGCAAGCGAGCTTGTACGCGTGTAAGCGTAGGCTACCTTCCGGGAGCGGGATCAGCGGTGTTTCGAACCTTGGCCATTGAGGCAAGGTTTACGTGGCGCTACGCCGCCTAAGGGCGCCCGGCGCCCCCCTTGCTAAGGGGGGGTCAATTTGGCCGTTATTTTTTAGGTTCTCAATCCCTTCCTTCCTCCCTCGAGCTCCCTCCATCCTACCCTGTAACGTATACATTTTGTAACGGTTCATATTCTATTCCCGTACATGTAACGTCTAGTTCGTATATGCACGTTTAAAGCACATGCATAACGGTTAGCCGGTTCGAGGCTCACCGGCTCAGAGGTGACGGGGTAATACTAGTGAGCCGACCGGT